CCTCGTCCGATACGCTGCTTCGTGCAACAGTGATCTCGGAAGATGGGAGAAGACCGGCTTCGCCCGGAGGTTATTCCTAAAGCCCGCTGTCCAGCAGTAGGGTCATTAGAAAAGGCGTTGAAATACGCATGTTCTGTACTTCGGCTAGAGTTTAAGAAACTCCCGGAGTACGTTTACCGACCGGATGGTCGGCGAACATGTGTATCCCTGCGCACCTCGTGGGATAATTGGAAAGGACTGTGTTTGAAACAACATGGTACACGTTCCAGACGTGGATGTAGGCTTCGGCTGGCACTCAAGTCGACTGGGAGGATCTTTGATGCTCCCTGTAAAGAATGTGACCCGATATTATCCTCGGAAGCTAAGAGAAAGTGGATGGCGCATGTTGGCGCGGATGTTCCGCTGGATCTTAGACCAAGCGGTAGCGATCTCGATGAACTCCAGAAGAGAGTGAGAGAAAACCTATCCGGTTGGGGCAGGCGGTTGGAGTTAGCGAGAAAGTCGGGAGAGGAGCCGACTCTTGGTGAGTACATCCCTGACCAGCAGGGGTGTTATGAGGTAACTACCAATAATGGAGGTACGCTCGCTTGCGGACCCGAAGCTTACTCCGGTAAGTGGGGGTCTGTCCGCTTGGGGTGTGCCAAAACGAAGGGTAAGTTCAGGGCTGTAACTATGCAGTCTGCCGAGGTCAAGCGCGTGTTGGCCCCGGTGCATAACGCCCTCTACGACCACATCACCTCCTTCGGGTGGTGTGTCCGTGGGGATGTTACTAAAGGGGATTTCGAGGTCGTGGCAGGTGACCTGCGGAAGGGAGAGTACTATATCAGTGGCGATTATACCGCCGCGACTGATAACATCTACCTGGAAGCGGTCGCCGTAATAGTTGGCGAGATCTCGAGATGCCCTGAACTGTCGGAGAGGGAAAGGAGTGTGTTGTTAGGAAGTTTCGAAAACCTCCAGTACAAGACCAGCAGCTGCTTGGTTGGGGAGCATTACCCCATCAAACGGGGGTCCATGATGGGAAACCTGATCAGTTTCCCCATCCTGTGCCTTTTGAATAAGAGCTGCTGGGATATCGCCTGCGATATTAGGGAAAGAGGGGATCGAACTCGTAAGGGTAGGTTCAACGGGGATGATTGTATGTTCTGTGGTGATGACGCCTTCTTCCAGACTTGGTCGAAGGTCACCTCGAAATACGGATTCCTCGTTAATGAAGAGAAGACGGGTCGTAGCAGACGATGGTTGGACTTAAACAGCCAAACATACGACGTCCGAGGCCACCTCATGGTAGCCAAAGCGACCCTGGGATTTCTTCGTCCTAACCGAAAAGAGCCTGGTGACATGCTCGCCGAAGTAGTCCGCAGCCTCGTTGGCTTTTCCGAAAGGAACAAGCTGGAGGTCGTGATCATGTTACGGCATGAGATCGCCCTTAGAGGTGTCTTGAGCTCTGTCTTGAGCCTGAGCGGTTGGCTACGGAAGCAACTTATCCGGAAGCGATGGTTCAGGGACTCCGCCATGCTGGGCGGGGCCCCAACCCTAGAGAGAGGCATTCGGAGATCTGTCGAAGTGATTGTCGACAGACCTCCTAGGCAGCGATTCTACGGTATTGTTTCTGCTGCGAGCGCTCGGCTCCAACAGGAACTTACAAATGAGTGGATCGGTCGGAGGGTTCGCCCCCTTACCGTGATGCTTGACCGGCAAGCCTACGCTAAGGCGCGTAGATCAACGCCCCCTAACTCCTTGAGGAGAAGATTCGAGCTTAGAGGTAAGAGTTGGGCCTTTGTTTGGCCGAAAGTGCTTTTTGAGTGTTGGAAGCACCTCCCCATCTTTGAACGATGTGGCACTCGAACCTGGCTTGGCGAACACCCCTTCTTGACTATACGCCCGCGTATAGTTGAGCTGCGCCGCCCGAATCTTCGTCACTACCCCCCTCCGGTTGCCCTCCTAGAGGGCGCTGACAATTTACCGCGCCTGATCTAATCTGCAGGCGGCGGGCCAGCTGTAGTTGGGAGATTTCCCTTGGTTGGACGGTAAAGACGGTGAGATCCTAGGATAGGTCGTATGCTTAGTGGACTTCGGTCGGACGCCATATTACCAGAATATAGGAGGGTCGGGGACCCTTAAACCAGAAACCGTTGTGCACGTTGGCCATGAATGAAGGGCCAGCCAGACCTGACCATCGGAAGGTAGGGGTAAAGTCAGAGGAGCTGTAAAGAGTCCACGACCCCGGAGTCACGTGGTGTGTTCCTACCCTACCCTGTCTAGATCGACAATGTGAAACCAACCTGTTGGCTAATACCATGTAAATGGGAGTTCGACCTTCCAGTCGGACGGAGAGCCTAGG